CGTAGCGCTTACAGTGACGAAAGTCTAGTAAGATTTAGCTTATACACTCCAATCCGTGTATTTTCATAGAGTAAACTCTAACGTGATTATACCCTTTCGAGTAAGGTTAAGCATGTCTATCTGTAAGTTCCCATGAGGGAGCCGGAGTCCTGACCTCTAGTCAGAGGGGTACATCTTAAGTGAAGTCACCTGTGGGGCAATGAAGAAACCCACGATTGCTACTTCAACATAAGACGTACTCGATTCTTGGTGAACACTGATTCAGATGTTCGTACCACCAATCTTCATGTACAAAGGGAACCATTGCAAAAGATTTATAATCTTTTACAAGCTTCCTAGAATACTTAAAACCGCGGAAACTTAAGTCTCCACGATCTAGTTTAGAAGATTGTTCTTGGAATGGACCATATAAGTCTGAATCAGGATCACGCTCATTTCTAATGAGATTAGAGAATCCATTTCGTACAAGATGACTGTCTAGGTGATTAGATAATGGTAATAAACCAAAATCCTGAACCAGGCCCACCTTATGAGGTCGAAAGACCTTCATAACTAGCCTGGAAAGATTTTGTTCCTTATCTAATCCCGCTAATATAGACTCTTCAATCTTAGGCAGTACCTTAATTCTGCCGAGGATTGAATCTTCATCAATGATGTTCGTCGCTCCAATCCGTTTCACGGTGAGGTCTCTCGAACAATCATTCTTCTTACGGTTTGTAATTAAACCGAAGTTGATGTACGGGATATGAACAAGGTCTTTTATGGAGGTTCCCCTCTCGAGGGAAAAGAATGTATCAATCCGGTATAGCGCCGAATTGATCATCAAGAACCTATCATTACAGAAGTTCTTACCAACACTCATTTCAAATCCATAAGATTTTATTGAGTCTTGCCAGAACTGGTAATGAGTACCACGAGTCTTAAAAAGAATATCATCTCCATTAACCCTTACGGGATAATTATCAGAGAGTTCTTTTAATGTGATTTTCTTACCGGTCCACCTTTCGATGGAATCCCAGTACGAACACACATTTGCGATACAAAGTATTACAAATGAGACCACATGGCCCATAAGTTGACCATTCACTTGAGTAAAGTCTTCAAGGCTGTATTCAAAGTTCTTAAAGAAATCCTCTTCTGCTTTTGGGAGAATTGACTTCTCCTGTAATATTCTAACTCCTTTAAGGGAGTTTAAAATATTTTCAGCTAGAATTGGATCTTCATTAAAGATCTTATTATGAATAACAGAAGTAACAGCGTGTGTTACGTCACCTTTAAGACGATCGGTGGCTTGGGAATAATCTCCCGAACAGATTCGATCACCAGCTTGCCAATCCTTTAAGATTGGCCATAGATGGTATCGTTTCATAGGCTCACCGATGAGAGTAAAAATACCACTGAAATGGTTGTACAAGTATCTCCATAGAGATTTTTGTACCTTGTGCATTCGCACATGCATACCAGTACTCGGCTTTGTTATT